CAGAACCATTGAAAGACTCTTGATTTGTTTATCAGTCTCAAACCAAGTAAGATCAAGAGCCTCTGCGATCTGCTTGATGTTCATCTTACCGCTAGGCTTAATTAGGTTGGGGTCTTTGACCACCATGGTAACAATTGCTTGCTGCGTAGGGGTGAGGTGATAAGAGATCTCTTCCAGTAGCATGGCAATCTCAGGATCACCAGTACACTCCTCGATCTCAAGAATCTCCTCCTTGTCGGTGGATACAGTCCCCTTGAGGATGGGAGCCTTCTTGGTGATCTTCGCGCCCTTGTTGTTCTTCTTGGTCCACATACACGTTTTAATGTACTGGTCGAAGCCCTTAGTGCCCCAGAACTCATCAAAGCTACCGTTAGCCCCATCGTTCTGCTTTTCGAAACCCATCACAGCCTCCATAGCTGAGAGGCGAATGTCCTGCAAGTTATCATCAAAGTTGGCCGTAGCCTTGTCCCCGCTGATCTGGTGGCTGATCTTGTACATCAGCTTACCATACTTCTTATCAATCTTGCTCCATTGTTCATCAGTCAGCGACATAAACTTTAATATCCTTCTCTTCAGGGGTTGTGATTTCGTTAAGACAGAAAATGCTATGAATAATGTCATAGCCCAGAATTTGTTTGGGGTCCGCTCTCATGGCTTCGATGTGTGCTTTTTCATCACTCCATTCCTTCTCATCGAAGGTCCATGAGAGCGTTACATCCACAGTAACTTTTCGTTTCATGCGGCTATTATATCACAATCAAGAGTCGCTGTCAACAGCCTTTTCTTGAAAATGTAAATCCATTGCGCGAAACTGATCCGCTAGTTTAGCAAAAGAGTACAACTCAGCATCACAGCCGATGGCCTCATCACCCTCACACCATGCAAGGCAGTAAGCGATCATTTTAATATCTTGGGGGGTAAGGCGAACGTCTCCATTCATTTCCCCCCTGTAATCATTTAATACTCTCATGCTGCGGAAGGCCAAATCCCCATGAACCATAGGATGTAGGTGACAAACATGCACCCATAAGAACAGGCACCAAGGCCCAAGAAAGCGATAAGGGCACGTTGCACCCACTTGTCAGTCATTTCAATTTTCATAATATTACCAGCTTGATGCGTAAAAGAATTTAGTGTTAGGGTTATCCTGATGCTTCTGGAGCATCTCATTCACATAGTTTAGAGTAGTATTAACATCTTCCCAATACCACTCATCATAGTCGATACCGCCGAAAAAGAATCCAGAAGAGGTAGGAAGAAGCTTCGCAGCTTTCTTATGGTCACGGATAACCGTTGCCACAGTCTTCTTGAGACTCTTGAGTTGGCTAACGCTGACCTCATAAAGGCCACAGTCATCCGCACCCTCTTGGACGTTTTTTACGAACCAGTTATGAATCTGGTTAGCTTTGCGCCAATAGTACTCCTTCTTGGGAATGTCCCAGTTGTCATCGGTAAGAATCTCGCCATCCGTGGCGTATACACTCATGTCTAGTCCCATAATAATCTCCTAAGGATTGATGGTTACTCGTTGATCAGAGAGGGTTGCTCTCTTAGCGGAAAAAACAGGGGTGCAATTGCCCCCAAACTTGGTGAAAAAAGACCCCATCTTGTAGGGGTTGTAGCTAACCTTTTGTTGATAAGCCACAGGAGAAGAGAAGCTGACAGTACCTCGGACAAACGCATGAACATTCTTCTTGCGCTCACGAAGTACCCGCTCTCTCCCCGCAGGTTGAACAACAAACTTTACATCCGTAAGGGTCAGGTAGTCCTCACCACCATAAAGGTAGTCCACCACCCGACCGTTCTTGCGGACAGAAAAGCAGTCCTTGTGCAGATTCCAGTAAACCTCCACGCGGTCGCCGTCTTGTAGCTCGTCGTTCGTCATGCCCCTATTATACCACACTTGTCAGGCGATGTCAAGCCCCAGCCTCAAGAAATTTCGCAGAATTCCACCAGCTAGGCGTCTGCGCGGTAGGCCACTCCCACTTGGCGAACGCAGCCTTGTCGCCCATGTAGTAGGCCCTGTAAGCCTCCACAGCGTCCTCCTGCTTGTACTCGTCAGGCATAGCTTGAGGGAAGGGGGTGAGGCCAATCTCGGGCATCCCATGAGGAGTGTGGGCGAGGTCATGAAGAAGCTCTCCAGACTTGTGGTACTTGCCTCGACGCTTCTTAAACTCTACCAGAAGTTCATGGTACAGATGCCAAGCCCAACGATAGTTAGCACCAGACTCACGAATCCATTTTGTGCATGGGTGGTTGAGGTGGGCTTGCTTGTAAAGACCTTCAGCCTGTGCAGTTTCGTACACACGGTGAGCCGTTGAGAGCATCTGTGCGGTCTCTAGGATCATTTTAGGTACATGCTTATCGCAATGCATAGCTGCTGCGATTTTAGGATTTTTATCTAGGACAAAAATGTTCATAAGTATATAAGGTATGAAGACTATGCGAGAATTAATTGAGCGGTGCTGGAAAGGATACGAACCCGTTCCCGGCAAGACCCCCTATTCTAACGATTCCTGTCGCAAAAAGCAAGGGAAAAAGGCTAAAAAGAAAAAGAAAGTTAAGGAAGACTTCTATTACAAGACTGCGAAATTGCTAGAAGCCGCATGGCAGAAGAAGGCAGGAAAAAATCCAGAGGGTGGTCTTAATCAAAAAGGAGTAGACTCCTATCGGCGTGAAAATCCCGGCTCCAAATTAAAGACTGCTGTTACCACTAAGCCCTCCAAGCTAAAGAAGGGCAGCAAGGCAGCAAAAAGAAGAAAGTCTTTCTGCTCGCGCATGAAAGGTATGAGGAAGAGACAAAAAGCCAGTAATAACACAGGCAAGGATCGTCTCAGCCTCTCACTCAAGAAGTGGAACTGCTAGTCATCAATATCAATATCGTCCCAGTCCTTCTTAGGTTTCTCTTGCGCTAGACTCTGGGGAGGTAACGGTTGAAGAGGTTCGGGAGCAGGGTTGTGCCGATGCATTCCGAGTAGACCATACCCAACAATGTCTTGGTAGGGGTTTTCATCAAACGCAGTAGGATTATTGGCAATCCTAAAAAGCTTATCAAGAATACGCGCAACGGTGAGTAGATCATCATACTGATCAGGATCAATACCCTGAGGGTACATTTGCCTAAGACACTCACCACTCTTACCGAAAGAGTCTCCGTAAGCCTCCTGCTTATCCTTAACAATATCGGCTACGCCGTCTGCAATACTTCTAAACTTATTTGCCATTTTTTTCCTCTAGTCTTTCTATAAAAGCTAAGGCGTTGATTGCGCCTTCCAGTCTGCCACTAGAATGCAACTCCAAACGGTTGCCGCTATCAGTCTGATAATCTTCGTTGAGTATACGCTTCCACTTAGAGATTTGCTCTCGTAAGTACTCCTTCGTCTGCTCAACTGTAGTATCCAAAGTCTCCTTTGTAGTGGCTTCCTTCGAATTCCTCATCACTTGTGTCTTGGTCGTATTCATAAATTGAGTTCACCTTAACGCCAGCCCTAGCTAACAAATTTAGTCCATTCTTTTTATAGTGGTCTTTGTAAATTACTCTTACGATCCCAGCCTGTATGATGAGTTTAGCACACTCAAAGCATGGAGCCAATGTGACATATAAAGTAGCACCATCAGAACTGTTGGTAGATCGAGCAATCTTGCTAATGGCATTAGACTCTGCGTGAAGGACTTCGGGCTTTGTATACTCTTCATCAACGTAGGATCTATATTCGCATTCATTTGAAAATCCCTTTGGAGTTCCATTGTACCCTTCAGCGATAATTTGAGTGTCCTTGACGATAAGGCATCCAACTTTTTTTCTATTTGCATAAGACAGTTTCGATAGCTCTTCTGCCATCGCCATGTAAGTTTGATCTAATTTTTTTTGAGAAGCCATAATCTATTATAGTGTGGTGCGTCCGCAAGGACTCGAACCTTGGACCAATCGGTTAAAAGCCGATTGCTCTACCAACTGAGCTACGGACGCAGAATTTGGTACACTCGATAGGATTCGAACCTATGACCTATAGATTAGAAGTCTATTGCTCTATCCAACTGAGCTACGAGTGCGTGGTAGGGAAGGCGGGACTCGAACCCGCACTTGACAGATTTTAAGTCTGTTGCCTCTGCCGATTGGGCTACTCCCCCGATTTTCTCACCAGAGCGTATGCCATCCAGTTACGTTTTCCTGCCTTCTTATTCGAAAGCTTCAGGACACGGAAATCTCCAGTAAGATTTCTGGGCAAACTCTTTTCCCTACGCTCAAGCTCTGCGCGAGCGTCTGATTCAGAACTAAAATGTCCGAACTTAATTCGGTTACTCTTATTTTTGTTAATCGTCATAATATTCTCCTTTAGGTTGTGGCTCCCTGACGAGGACTCGAACCTCGGACATTTTGGTTAACAGCCAAACGCTCTACCAACTGAGCTATCAGGGATTGCTTGGTCGGGGAGATAGGATTCGAACCTACGACCCCCTGCTCCCAAAGCAGGTGCGCTACCAAACTGCGCCACTCCCCGTTTTACTCTTGTTCCATATTTCCGTGTTCTTCGGAAACGAGGGAGAGAGGGGTAGCGTTGCCACCAAGCTCTTCTTCTTCCTCAAGACCCAGAAGTTCACGCATCTCATCAATGCCTTCCTTCATTTCGGCGCGTTGAGCCATAAAGTTTTCCAACTGAGCCTCAACTTGGGTGATGGCATCAGAGATACCCTTGTAATTTTGTTCGTAACCTTCCAAGGCTTTCGCCACATACTTTTCTGCAATCTCATTCATAATTTTTCTCCTTAGGATAAAAGTGGTCGGCCCGTCAGGAGTTGAACCTGAATCAACCGCTTATAAGACGGACGCTCTGACCGTTGAGCTACGGGCCAGTTCACAAGATATAATAGGCGGCTCCTTTCCTTATTTAAAAAAGCTCCCCCTAAATTTCTTTAGAGGGAGCAGGTAGCGAAGTTCCAAGGCACGAAAGGCGTAACACGCCTACCCTGCGGCTTGGTCGATCAACTCTTCTTCATCCCCAGTAAGACAGGTCAGGGTTAGCTTGCCATCCTTAACCTTCGGGGTGTAGAGGTCTCCTTTTTTACTTGGAAGTCTTCGCTCTAGGAGAGCTTGGGCAATTACTGTGGCTACTTCATTCTTAATGAAGCGTTTAATGTTTCTGGCTCCGTACTCCTCTGAGTATCCATGTTCTACAATGAAATCCAACAGAACCTTGTGTCTCTTGATGGGGATGTTACTCAAAGCCAAAGTAGCAATCTTCTTAAGGTGCTGAGGCTCCAGCGTGTTGAAAAACACATAGTTATCAATACGATTCATGAACTCAGCGGGGAACTTCTTCTTTACTGATTGCGTGATCTCCTGCTCTGACCCTGACACCGACACAGTTTCTCCACCAAAGCCTAGCTTCTTACCTACCCGAATGTCAGACACACCTTGGTTAGAAGTAAAGATAAAGATAGACTCGGTGAAGTCTAGAACTCTGCCCATGTTATCTGTGCAGGTGCCATCATCCAGAAGTGAGAGCAGGAAATCATAGAACTTAGTGTGAGCTTTTTCAATCTCATCAAAGAGAATAACCCACTTATTAGATTTCTCAGCCTTCTCGGCCATCAAACTCTTTTCACTATGGCCTACATAGCCGGGAGGAGAACCAATTAGTTTAGCGTACTCATGAGCCTGAGCATACTCCGCACAGTTCACCTTCCAGAAGTTACCGCTGTACCTGTTTCCTACAAGCCTAGCGAGTTCGGTCTTGCCTACTCCTGTAGGGCCGATGAAGAAGAAGGATGCGTTCTTATACAGTCCGCTGGCTACGAGCTTCATGCTGTCCACCAGACCCTTCACAGCTTGCTCCTGTCCGATGAGGTTCTTGGAAAGGTATCGCTCCAAGTTGTTGACATCGTTCAGAGTTTTAATAGCCTTCAGACTCTTGGGAGGAGCCTCAGATTGTGCAGCAGTTGAGAGAACCGCAGCCAAGCTTTCATGCATCTCCTCCATGAAGGTGCCGTTATTAATATCAGCACATACAAACTCTAGGTCGAAGGGAGGATACGCTTCAATGATAGAAGCATACACGGCTCTGGTGATGGTATCCTTATCCTCCTTGTCTTCAGGGAGGTTCTTGAAAAACTCATCAGCATCATACAAGAAGGCTTTTACCACATAGCTGATATAACTATCAATCGTAATAGGCTTGTCCAAGCCTTCGATCTTCTTCTTCACATCGTGATAAGCCCTTCTCTCTTCACGCATGGTGAACTTTTTAAGTAGAAGGACTAAATTAATTTCGTT